TCCTCGCCGACGAGACGAGCTTGTTGCCGCCGTCCAGGCGGCGCCAGCCGATCGCCACGCGACAGACGATCGGTCCGGGGGCGTACTGGAGCGCGTCGAGCGCGCGGGAGGAGGCGTGAAGCCCGGATTCGCAGAGCTCCAGCGGCCCCCTGTGCCGTAGCCACTCGCCTACGACCACGGGGCGCCCGTCGCGTAGGACGGGGCGGCCAGATGCGTCGCGGGCTACGAAGTGCCACGCCAGGGCGGTCACGTCCTCTCCCAATCCGTGGAGCAATACGGACGATGAGGATGGCCGATCGGGCACTGGCAGCCCTGGCACCAATCGGTGAAGTACGCCTCGCGCCGCACGATCTCGAGCAGACTCGCGGAATCGTCCGCTAGCGCCACGATGCGGGGATTGTGGTAGTCGAGCAGGACAAGCAAAAGCTTGCCCTCGTAGGCTCCAGTCCCGAGACGAAGCCCGGGGACTGCGGACGCGCCGAATCGGGCGCGGGCTAATTTGAGGATCTCGTAGTCCATATCGTGGATCTCACGGTTATCACGCATCGGTCAACCTCCATGCCCGAGAGCGCTCGCCAGAGGATGTATATGTCACAAGCTCCCAGCCGTCCCGTCCGGTAATTGCCCCACGTACAGGTATCGATTCGCTCTGTCGTTGTCCATACAGACCGTAGTTGCAGGAATGGGGCCGAAAGCCGTCGCGAAATCACACAAGAAGATTTGGGCATTCGTCAGTTTTCCGTGTTGCGTCCTTTCGCATACTTAGCTGTAAAATACTGTAAACTATCCTGTTTCCGCGACGTGGAAAACTGATGGTGGGCAGTGGATTTCTGAGAGCCTAGCCGCTCCCAGGCGGAAAACACTTGGGATTTTCCAGTTGGTTTTTGGCATGGTAGTAGCATTCAAGATGGAGCATGATGAAGACTTGGTCGCGGGAAATAGAGAACACAATCAGCCACCGCGCGTACGATCAGACTGCGCGCGACATCGAGCGCTACGGCCTGTATCTCACCTGGGCCCAGGCCCAGGAGATCGACCTGGGCGCGCACCACTGGCTGCAGTCGAGGCTCGGGCTATCGGCCACGACGGACGATAGCGGCGTGACCTACTCGAGGAGATAGTCACCTCACCCACTGGAGGTCTATGATGCGAAAACCGGATATCTACGACAGTGCCACTTATTCCCTGGCCTACTACCTCAACGGAGAGGGCCGCCAGCGCGCTGGTGACTACGTCTGTTACGCGCCCGGCGCGCCGCCCAACGCAGCTAGGTGGCACGCCGGGCGCGGGCCTACCGAAAGGCAGGCGGCCCTAGCCGCGACCTACTGGGCCAACCAGGCGGCGCTAGTCCGCGTGGTCCCCATTAGTCGCGCCCCGCGCTGGGCGATAGAAGAGGCAGACACAGCGGCGGCGGAGAACGCGTCGTGATGGCACACTCAGATCTGATCGAGAACCTCGCGAAGTACGACCGGGTAGTCAAGGCGACGGAGATCCTCGCCCAGGCTCGAGCCCTGGAGGATATGGCCCGCCGTGAGCTCGTCACGGCCCGCAACGTCAGCGATGCTGCCCCAGTCGCAGCTGCTACGCGTCTTGCAGGAGACCAGGTAAGTGGCTCCGGCATCGGGGGACTCGACATGGGACTCGAGCTTGCTAGTCTGGGGCGCGTCGTCTGGCAGTGCGAGCGCCACCTCCACGGTTTGAGGAGGAATTGTAAGAAAACTCTATATGTAACCCAGCCCACGTATCACCTGCGTGTCACCCAATCCCCCCGTGTTTCCCCCTACTTGTGAAATACTCGCACTTCCCACTTGACAGCTCATGGTCTTTTGTGGCTCCATATCTTAGGTCGTGGACCTGGGAGCTACGTGTGAGCGTGTAGGAGCTTACCTCGACCCCAGGTCGGTCGGTCTTCCAGACCCGTCACTTTCTTCCCTTCCTTCTCCTTCCTATCTTGAGGCTCCCTGGCAAGAAGGAGCCTATCTTGAGGCTCTCCTTCCTCCGCGAGTCAAGAAGGAGCCCAAGAGACCGGAGGCACTCCTCGGAGCGTAGCCGTCTAGTTCAGTGTCGCTAGTCACCCCCGGTCAATCGCCCCCTAGCCGTGTTCAGTGTCGCCTGGTGCCCACGGGTTAGTGGGGGGGGCAGGGATCGCAGAGGGGTGGGGGTGAAGAGTCTGGGGCTGGCGGACCGGGACAAGAAGGTGGGCAAAGGGAGAGGAAGTGGGAGGGAGTCACGAGGGGTAGGGGATTTTGGTGATAGGTATGCATGAAGGGTTGACTAGAAGCAGGAAGAGAGAGTAAAAGAGGATTTATGGACTGGTTATGTCCTGGTTATGGCCGCCTAGATGTGGGCTGTGACCCCCGGACGGGATGGGAAAGGAGATGAAGAAGATGAAGGTAACCGTGCCGCTGGTTGGGAGGGGGCCAAAGGAGATGCTAGTCCCTCTTTTACGGATGCCAGACTGGGAACTCGAGCCATACGGGGATATGCTACTAGTGGAAAGGATGGAGGACCCGGACAAGACGGAATCGGGGATCGTGCTCCCCGAGTCGGTAAGGGACACGTGGATCCCCCGATACCGGGTCCTGGCGGTGGGGCCCGGGAGGATGCTCACGTCAGGGGTACGGGCCCCGATCGTGGCCCGGGTAGGGGATTGCATCCTACTCCAAGCGCAGAACAACAACCGAGCGATCCCGATCCCCGATCGCAAGCGGGAGACAGCGCTCGTGGGTGAGGAGGCCATCGTGGCCATCGCCAGGGACAAGTCGGGGCCACATGGATGACGTCTGTCGATGTGGGCGACCGATTCCGCTCAATCACATTCTCCATTGTTCCCTGGTATGCGCTCATCGTGCGGCTTGCGCTGCTTACTACCGCCGCCATGCGGACAGCAAGACGCTGTGCAAGTATTGTCACCGGACACGTTCACGTGGCTTGCGGGTCTGTGCGCTCCATAGAAAACTCCGCACCGAATGGGAACGCCGGGCGCGAGGTGGAGAAGGAAGGGAATGAAGAACGAGTTTCTGGAGCTGCGTTCTCCCTCCCCTGAGGACGCCCTGAAGTGGGCCAAGGCCAGGTGTCTTTACTGCCACGGGACTGGGTACATGTCCCGGGCTCGTGGTAAGCTTCACTCTGGAGAGCACGGCTTCGTTAGGGTCATCTGCAACTGTGTGCTGAGGCGTATGGCCAGGGAACGCCAGAGGGGATCGATCAGATGAACGAACAGGAGCAAGACCGGCTATTCCTGGACCTCTACACGGAGCTCCAGGAATGGCTACGGTTCTCTCGGGACTTACGACGCGGTATCGAGACGCGCTGGAAGGTCATGCAGGAGCGAAATCAGCTCGTCACCAAGGAGTTTACCCTCCTCGTGGGCAAGGTCTCCAACTTCATCCCCAACCTTGGGCGCGAGCTACGATCTCTGGAGATCCAGAAGGAGAAGGCTGCCAAGCGTCTGACCAAGGAGGAGAAGATGGCGGCCATCCCGCCGTTTGTCCGGACTCTTTCCCCCGATTTGCAGATCCGGATCGCCCAGGACATCAACGCAGTCGTCAATGAAGAGATACATAAAAGACCAGGCCGCCAAGGAACCCATGGCGGGGGGGACGTCATCTAGCTGACCGCCTGCGCCTATAGAGACATGACCCTAGACGATCGTGGGTTCGTCGTGGGGGCATGGTTGGAATCCTATGAGCGGTTTGCCGGCCCGTTGCCTTCAGACCTCTACGCATCGGCCTACCGTGAGGCCATCTCCCGGCTTATCGCCCAGCCTGCTGTTAGAGTGCTCATGGCGTTCTGCGCCGATGAGCCTCGGCGGCTGTTTGGCTTCCTCTGTTGGGAGCCCGGCCCGGTTGAATTCAAAAGCGGTGAGCGCGGCGGAAAGAGGGTCTTCTACGAGGAAGACGTGCTGCACTACTGCTACATCAAATGGCCCCATCGGCGGCTAGGGATCGCACGCGCCTTGTTCGCGCACAGCGGCCTCGCGGAAGGTTGTCGTCGCCGGTATCTCTACACGTACCGCACCGACGACGGCACGTCGATCGCGCAACACATGGGGCTGGGCCTTCGTTTCAAGCCGAAGCTGGCCAAGCGTCAGGACAGGAAGTCAACCAAGGAGCCCCAGACATGCGCATCGTTCAGGTGAGGTTCGCGGGAATCACCGTTCTTCCGGGCGGCAAGACCACCGATCAGATCGAGATCAGGAACCCCGCCAACCGGCATTCCGATTACGTTGCTCCCTACGAACTGGACTTCGACCAGGAGACACGGATGCTCACGGTGCTCTGCATTCGGGGGCCCATGCAGGGTGAGATTTGCTTGGTCCCAGCGGAGAACATCCGGTCCATGTTCCCGGCGCCCCCGGAACCCCCCCATGTCCATAAGGGCGGCCGGCCTCGGAAGGAACTCCAGCCTGAGGTGTAATGAGTCACATCTCCCCGGATAGAGATGACCTGTGGGCGGAGATCGGGGCCGACGGTGATCGTGCGTCCTCCGACAAGTCAGACAAGATCTGCCGGTTTATCCGGTCAAAGCTGTTCGCCTTGCAACTTCAACTCATCGATGACCCGTTTCGCTGGAAGTCACTCCTCTGCCCCAGGCGTGCCGGCAAGACTTACTGCGTAGCGGCTTACCTGCTCCTGGTCATGTTCTCTCAGGCCGATGCGGAGTGTGCGTTCGTGGCGCCCACGAGAACCCACGCCAAGCGGATCATCTGGCGCGAGCTCAAACGCCTGGATAAGCGCTGGAACCTGGGCCTCAAGTTCCACGAAGTGGAATTGACTGCCACCTCAGCTACTGGATCCACGCTTTCTCTGTGCGGTGCGGAGACTGAACATGACATCGACAAGTTCCGCGGGACCCCGTTCAACTTGGTGGTCCTCGATGAGACTGCGTCTTGGCCCACCGAGCTGCTGTCCTACCTCATTCAGGAGGTCCTCGTTCACTGCCTCCGTGATCGCCTGGGGACTCTCGTAGTCTCCGGCACACCCGGCGCGCTTCTCGTCGGGGATTTCTACCTGGCGACCAGCGACTTCGGGCAGACCATCGAGGTGAGAGCGGACGGGGAGAAATGGGCCAGATGCAGGCCATACGCCGAAAGGAACGACAAGAAGTGGCAGGGCGTCACCGTCGAATGGTCGTTCCACTCGTGGACGGTCGCCGACAACTCGGGCGACCCGGACATGTGGCAGAAGACACTCGACGACAAGCGCCGATGCGGCTGGACCGACGATACACCCAAATGGATCCGTGAGGGACTGGGGAAGTGGTTCGCCGATGACTCCGGGTTTGTGTTCCGTTACCTGGAATCACGGAACGCCTGGCGACCTACCGTATCGGATAAGTCGCCCTGGGGCTTACCCGAGGGGCATGAGTGGCAATATGTGGCAGGGGTAGATCTGGGCTATGATGACGACTTCGATATCGAGGTGTTCTCCTTCTCCGAGACCTGCACGGAGTTCTATCATGTGTACGGCTTCCAGGCTCCGGGCATGACCGTAACGCAGTGCGCCGACGAGATCAAGAGAACCATGACTCTATTTGGGGGATTCTTGGCCATCATCTGTGACACAGGCGGTCTAGGGAAGCAGATCTTCAAGGAGTTTCAGGAGGTTCACGGGATCCGAATCGAGGCGGCCCATAAGCAGGATAAGCGAGATTGGATCGAGATCTTCAACGCGGATCTGATCGGCGGGCGGTGCTTCGTCATGCGGGATTCAGTCCTCGCCCGGCAGCTCATGATGGTGCAATGGGAGGATTCCAAAACCAAGCGCCGAATCGATCGTAGATTTCCGGACCACGCAGTCGATGCAGCTATTTATGCCCGGCGGTTCGCGTTCCATTACTTCGTCACCCCAGAGGCCAGGCTCGCTCGGCCTGGAACAGCGGTGTGGTATATTGAAAAAGAGCGCGAGGAACGCGCGCGTGTGCTAGAAGAACGGAAGAAGGAGCAATATAACGAATGGTGGGAGAGTTTGACGGTCAGCCTCGACCCGACTCCAAGGGACGATCCGTGGAACTGAAGGATCGCATCAAGGACGTGGAGAAACTCTCGGCGCTAATGAGGCGCTTGGGCCTCTCTCACCTAAAAATCGGTGACTGCGAGATCGTGCGAGACTTGAGCGTCACCCCCGAAGGCCCCCCGCCGAGTGACGCTCAAGTCTCGCCGGTCTTGCCGCCAAGACGGATGCGCAAGGGAACCGCTCCGGGCTCCAACTACGAGAATCCGGATCTCTGGGGAGATGAGGAAGCCATCCCATTCCTTGGGGATAACGATGAGGACCAGGCCGCCGAAGCGAACGGGCGGAGAGGCACTTCTGAGATCTGAGCCCCTCCTACGGTTCCGGTGGTAAGTACGGCGGGTCCAAGAAGGCTCCGCCTACTGCCGCCGCTGATAAGGCCGCCGGCGGATATGACCTTCGCCTCTGGTGGAAGGAGCCTGCATATCAGGCTCATGACTGCCTCATGGGCTACGTGCGCGCGCTCGAGGAGGCACAGAAGGTCATCCACGAGGCGAACCTCCGCAACGCTAAGCTCTACGGGAATTGCGACCTGGCCGGTTTATCCTGGACCACATCGAGACGAGACTACTCCAGGCGATCCCAGCCGACCGTTACCGAGAACGTTATCCAGTCGGTAATCGATACGGTCACGGCCCAGATCGCCAAGAATCAGCCTCGAGCGGCGTTCATGACCGACGGGGCCGACTGGGCGCTCCAGCGGCGAGCTCGGCTCCTCGAGAAGTTCATCGAAGGAGAGTTCCATCGTACCCAGATCTATCGCAAGGCTAGGACTATCTTCCGCGATGCCTGCGTGTTCGGGTTGGGCGCGCTCAAGATCTACGAGTGCGAGGGGAAGATCGCCTCCGAACGGGTGATCCCTGAAGATCTCATCGTGGATGACATCGCTTGCCGATCGGCTCCACCCATGGAGATCGCCCAGCGCCTGTTTCTGGATAAGGAGCAGCTCAAGTCCCTCATCGAGGAGGAAGGCTGGCTCACGGGCGAAGACCTGGAGAAGGCCAGAACCAAGATCGATGGCGCCCACGGCACCAATGAATCGCGCCGATACACTTCATGGCGCCGTCTCGAGCCGCATCAAGTCGCCGTCGTGGAGTCGTGGCGTCTGCCCATGGGCAAGCACAAGGGCCGCCACGTGGTGGTCATGGAGGGCTGCACCCTCCTCGATGAGGATTGGCAATATGAGCTCCCGTTCGTGTTCTTCTACTACACCCAGCCCTTGAATGGCTTCTACGGCGAGGGTCTGGCTCACAAGCTCACGGGCCATCAGATCCGGATCAATCAGCAGAACAAGGTCATCGAGCTGGCTCAGAATCGCTTTGCTGTTCCGCGCGTGTACGTACGTCGTGCCGATGCAAAGCTCCAGGCCAACCTGACCAACGAGATCGGGGCTATCTCCGTCTATAACGACACCCCCCCCATCGTCGAAACCCCGCGCGCCATCAATCCCGAACTCTATGCCGATCTCGAGAGACACAAGCGATCGGCCCACGATTTCGCTGGGGTGTCCATGCTGGCCGCGCAGGCCAAGAAGCCAGCCGGCCTGGAGAGCGCTGCTTCCCTCCGGGAGTATCACGAGATCGAGACCCTGCGCTTCTCCATGCAGGAGCTCGACTATGAAGCGTTCTTCCTGGACGCCGCGCGGATGTATGTGAAGTGGGCGGCCATGATCTATAAGGATACGGAGTATCGAACCAAGTGGGGTCAGGGCTCCTATGTGAAGAAGATCCCTTGGGCCGATGTGGATCTCGATGAGGATCTCTATTCCATGTCGATTGAGGCCGCATCCCTCTTGGCGAGGACTCCTGCCGGACGCAAACAGGCGGCGATCGAGCTGGCCCAGGCCGGCCTCGTCTCGCAGGATGCCGCCGTACGCCTCCTCGGTCATCCAGACCTGGAGAGGGAAATCTCCCTCGCAACTGCCGCTCTGGAGTATGCGGAGTGGTGGATCGAGCATACCCTCGACGGTGGCGAATACCTGCCCCCGGAACCCTATGAGCATCTCCAACTCGCGCCCGGCGTTCCGGGCCCGGGCGTTGTGCGTCGGCAGCAAGCATATCTCAAGGCCCGCACCGAAGGTGCCCCGGATGAGATTCTCCAGGTGTTCCGGGATTGGTTGACGCAGGCATCTGCCCTCATTGCCCCACAGCCTACGCCCCTGCCAGTCGCTCCTAACGCTCCTAACGAGATGGGCGCACAACCGGCGACAGGCCCCGGTCTATCGGCCGTTCCTCCGGTCCCTGCCTTTGCGCCTCAGGCAATGTCCCTGAGGCCGGTATGAGGAGATAATCCATGGCCAGTCAAAAGAGCACAGACACAACCGCCGCCAGCGCCGATGAGAAATCCGCCCCCGTGGCCAAGCCCTCCGAAGCGGAACGCCTGAAGTCCGCACAGGAGAAGTTTGTGGCCGCTCATGGGTCTCCACCGGACGTGGCCGCTGAGGCAACGGCCACCCACGAGTCGCCTGTCACGCCCCCCGAGGCGTCGCCGCCGGTAGTCCCGGTCGTATCGCCACAACTCGAGGCGGTTGTCACCGCCCAGCGCCGCGCCGAAGTCCAGATCTCTGCGCAGAAGGACGCGCTCGCCAAGGAGCGAGCCGAACTGGACGCCAGGAAGGCTGAGATTGCCCAGGCCGCTGAACTCCTGAAGATGGCCAAGCTGG